TGGCAAGTGACGTGACGGCGTTGCTCGTGGTCCAGCCTGCGCTGGCAATGTTCCTAAGCAAATCCGGCCGGAACTCGAGAGTTGGTCCCTGATGGTTGCAAAGGAAATGGATTCCCACGAACTCCGCCACGTCCCCATCGCGCTTCACGAAGATCTTCATGTTGAAGCCCGCGCGCTCCCAGAATCCGAGCACCTCATCCCGCTGGACTTGGTTATCGAACTTGGGATCGATGCGAATCCCCGAATCGTCCCCTTCAAACCCCATGGCCTTCGTCCACTTCTTGTCCCCGGCGTTAACCGGGAACCTTGGCGTAAACGAATGCTTGGAAGTATCCAGGAACTCCCCCGGGCAGGCGGCAAGCGCCGCTGCCCAAAGCAGAAGGTTCTCAAAATAGTTGAAAACGCTCGTTCCGCGATGCCCACTGCGCCTGAAGGCCCTGATCTCGGCCTTGGCGCGCGTGAACATCCGCTTGGCGCGGGCGCTCTTGCTCAACTTCATGGTCCCCCGGGTACAATCGCGGTAATGCTCCTGATGCCAGGCATCCGGGCAGATGCCCAGGCCCGTTAGGAACTGCATCACGTGCCTGATCGAGGGGTTCTCAATCAGCGCGCGAATTTCCTCACCGCAACAAGTGTCCCAAGCGCTTCCATCGCCCTCGATGAAAACGGCTTCCTGCTTGGGGTCGGGGGGCTGCCAATGCGCAACCATCTCAAGCAAGGCCTGCTCGCGCGGCCTGCCCTTGATGCTCTGCTGCTTGTAATGCCGGAACAGGGTATGCTCCAGAACGTAGCAAGTAGCAAGTGCCATCAGCTGCCCGGCATCGCCGTCCGCTATCAAGATTCGTGGGGGCTTGGGGCCCTCCTCAGGCACTGGAAGTGCCTCATTCTTGATGGAAACGGAATGCGCCATCTTCGGCTCGTGGTTAGCGCGAAGGGATGCGAGCGCGTTCTCGGCCCGCTTGGACGACCACTTCCCCGAAATCATGCCCTCCAACTCCGTACATTCAAGAACGGTTTGGAGCAGCGCCTCCCGCGTGAAAACGTGGTCAATCATGTACTGCGAGGCCGCCTTACACTTCGCCTTGTCGGCGGGCGTTAGGGCAACCACGCGGCGCTTCTCAACCACGCGGCGCTTGTAGGCCAGGTTGCAGTTCTCCTGCGAATCCGCCCAAACGTTAACCGGGATTCCCGTGTCAGCGATGCGGATTG